AATTACACATGGGACGAAAACAAGGACGGACGCAAGGTAAACAGACCCATCGACGATTATAACCACCTGATGGACGCCATGCGGTACGCAGTCGAGCCATTCATGCGGGTTATTTTTTCTTTTGAGTAAGATTTGCGGGGCCAGCCCCGCGCCCCGCCGGGGACCGGTCCTAAGGACCCCGTTTTTTGCGAACTTTATCTCTGTTTTAATTGCTGTTTTAAAGGATATGGATTATGAGACGATTTAATTTTAACGACAATTTAATCAAACAAGGCGCAGAGCCGCAAAACGACCTTGAGTTCATCGAATCCGAGATAAAGCGATTCCTAAACTCCCAAAGGCGGCGAAACATGCTTATCGGTGAGAAATATTACGAGGGTAAACACGATGTACTTCACCGCAAACGGGAAATAATAGGCTCGGAAGGGGAGCTTGAAGAAGTGGAAAATTTGCCGAATAACCGAATCGTCGACAATCAATACAAAAAAATGGTAGACCAAAAAGTCAATTACTTTTTGGGGCAGCCTTTCACTATCCAAACGGAAAACGAACTGTACGGCGAAGTCCTTAAAACCGTATTTAACCGCAAATTTTATCGACTGCTTAAAAACATTGGTGAAAACTCCTTTAACTGCGGATTGGGTTGGATTTTCATGTATTACGATGATAATGGCGAACTAACTTTCAGACGCTTTAAACCTTATGAAATCATTGCCGGCTGGGGAGATGAAGAGCATACTCGCCTTGACTATGCTATACGCATCTATGAGATAATTATTAACTTGGACAAAGACGAGGAGATACAACAAAAAGTCGAGGTGTACCACGCCGAAGGTATCAGCCGATTCATCTACGACGGCAAGCTGAAACCCGACCCGGATTATCCGGCGACGGAGCCCTATTTCACCATAGGCGACGCGGGTTACAATTGGGACAAAATACCCCTCGTTCCATTTAAGTACAACAGCAAGGAGATACCCTTAATCCTTAATGTGAAAAGTCTGCAAGACGGTTTGAACACCATACTTTCAAACTTTCAAAACAACATGGAAGAGGACAGTCGTAACACGGTTTTAATAGTGGTTAATTACGATGGCGCGGACTTAAAGGAGTTCCGTAAAAACCTTTCAACCATAGGAGCGGTGGGTATACGCAGCGGCGAAGGTGAAAAAGGCGGCGCGGAATCCCTGCAAGTCGAGGTAAACGCCGCCAACTACCAAGCCATACTAAAAATCTTCAAGGACGCAATAATGGAGAACGCCATGGGGTTCAATGCCAAAGACGACAAGCTTGGACGCGAGGCTAATCAGATGAACATTCAATCCATGTACAGCGATATTGACCTTGACACCAATCGCATGGAGACGGAGTATCAAGCCTCGTTTGAAGATTTACTGTACTTTGTTAATCTGCATTTATCAAACACAGGCAAAGGAGATTTCGACGATGAAGTAGAAATTATTTTTAACCGGGATATGTTGATGAATGAAAATGAGATTATATGCAGCATAAAATCATCCGTGGGTATTTTGTCCGAGGAGACGCCGGTAGCTCAGCACCCATTTGTAAACGATTTGGAAGCGGAATTAGCTCGTAAAGCCAAAGAGAAAGAGGCAATGCAAAAATATCAAGAATTATTTCAATATGACGGGGGATTTGAGCAATGAGAAGCTCCGATTATTGGAAAAGGCGTTTTGAAGCCATAAACGACTTCACCATAGAGACCGGCGAGCAAACCATGCGCAAGCTTGAACCAATATTCACGGCGGCGCAAAGAGACCTGGAGAATCAAATATCCCGTTGGTACAGCCGTTTTGCCGCAAACAATGCAATCGACCTGCAGGAAGCTCGGCGATTGCTGCGGTCTGATGAACTTGAAGAGCTTCGGTGGAACGTAAAAGATTATATCCGTTACGCCAAGCATAACACTGTAAGTCCCCCATTGCAATTGGAAAACGCCTCGGCAAAGTACCACATTTCACGGTTGGAAGCTCTGAAACTTGAGACACAGAACACAATGGAGCGGCTTTTCGGTAATCAATTGGACAGCGTGGACAGCATGATAAAGCGGCAGTTTTTGGATAATTATCATCAAGCCTTGTTCGAGGCGCAAAAGGGGTTTAATGTAGGATGGGATATAGCGGGTATTCCCGAATCTAGGTTAGACGCTATATTGTCGAAGCCGTGGACACAAGACAATCGCACATTCTCCGACAGGATTTGGCGAGATAAAGAACGGCTTGTGAACGAGTTGCACATACAATTAACACAAGGCTTGATAACAGGCGCACCGCCTCAAGAAATGATAAACAATCTGTCCCGTTCGATGAACACAAGCAAAAACAATGCCGCTCGGTTAATAACGACGGAATCTGCCGCCATGTCCGCCATTGCTCATGAAAAGGCGTATCGTGAGCTAGATGTAGAAATGGTGGAAGTTGTAGAGACCCTCGACAAGCGTACTTGCTCATGTTGCGGCAAAATGGACGGCAAGATAGTGCGTATGGCTGAGTATCAAGTAGGTGTAACCGTGCCGCCATTTCACCCCTGGTGTAGGGGTACTACCGTGCCGCATTTTGACGATGAGTTCAGTCAATTGTTTGGTGAAAGCAAGCGAGCCGCGCGGGATAAGCACGGCAAGACCTATTATGTGCCGAGCGATATGAACTATACAGAATGGAAGTACACCTATGTGGATAAGATGTCCACACCTCGCACGGTATCATTGACAGAATTGCACGAACAGGCTATAATTGAAAATAATATTTTCGATGCGCATGTACAAGCATTGAGAGAAAACGAAATTTTCGATGAAAAGCAAAAATTCGCCGCCGCCGGTATTGTAAAAGATTGGAATATAGGTTATAATCCCGGTATGTATGGAGAAAGGTATAAGATTTTAACCGGGGTTTATCCGAGTGGTATATTACAGGGTAGGCAGGATAAGCATATAAAGGGGACTTTTGAGTACAAGCAAGAGTATAAAAGATTGCAAGCTCAAACTCCTCCTGCTGAACCTAATTTTTTACTATCTCATATTGTCCCTCAAGAGCTTGTTGATAAGTATAAGGGAACCGGGTTGATAAAAATAACCAAAGGCTCTGAATATCCGAGAGAAATAATAAAAGCTGATAGAAATATAGGTAAAAAGTGGATACCAAGGTTGAAAAAACATATTGATACCGATGTTTTCACGATAATCTATTCTAAAAATGGTGTACACATATATCCTGCAAATCCCAAAATATTATATTTAGGATAATACAAAAATAAATGCACCAATCCATTTTCATGCTTGGTTGGTGACAAACGCACCCGTAATGGATTAATAGGAGGTGATTATATTGGGAGAATTGTATAATTATCTTGATGATATGTCTTATGAAGATGCCGTGCTTGAAATAACTACCATAGACAATGAGGTATTTACAGGCTTTTCCCTATGTGATGATGAAGGAGAGGATGACATGGCTTGGTGTTTTAAAGATGTTAAAGGCGTTCCTTACAGCATAATATACCTCAAAGACATAGCCACCGTCCGAAAAGTAGGAGAAATTGAGTACGCCTATGTAGCTGAAGATTATCAATTAGCAAAAGCAATCTAACACCGCCCCCTGCGAATATTATCAAAAAGCAGTCTAACCCGCCTATGCGCGGGTTTTTTATTGAAAAATTTCAAAACTCTTGCGAAATTAAAAAGCCCCCCTTTCTGTAACGAGAAAGGGGTTGTAACATGATGACCGACATCATTTTAGAAATCATCTATAATGTTATTATAGGGATTTTAGTACATTTTGTCAAGCGTACATTTAAGTACTTGATGATAAAATACAGCAACTAAAATCAGTAATTCTATCAAACTTGACCTTAGCTTGTGTCAAGTTATTTTTATGCAAAAAAAACCGCCGTTTTACCGGTTTGTAGGCGTAAAACACAAATGCGGACACTTGCCGACCAAACGGCGTTAAACAAAGGAGAAGCAAATGAAAAAAGATAAATTAGTAACATTGGGATTGACTGAAGAACAAGCGCTCAAAATAGAAACCGCCATAATCGAGTTCTTAAAAGGCGACGGCGACCACCAAAAAAGCTATATCCCATACAGCCGATTCAAAGAAGTGAACGATGAAAAGACAGCATTGAAAGAATCACTCAAAGAGCGCGATGTTCAACTTGAAGAATTAAAAAAGTCTACGAATATAGAGGGTTTGCAAAAGCAAATAGAAGAACTGCAAGCTCTTAATACCCAAAAAGAAGCGGAACACGCCGCCGCCATCGAAGCATTGAAAATAGAAACGGCGACGGAAGCGGCTTTAACTGCTGCAAAAGCTAAGAATATTAAGGCGGTAAAGGCTTTGCTGGATTTGGAAGGTGTGGAATTAACAAAAGACGGTACGATAAAAGGCTTGGAGGAACAAGTCAAGAAACTTATGGAAAGCGAGGACACAGGCTTTTTGTTCGACGCTGAGAGCGTACCTCCGCCCTTTAATCC